ATAATGGCAAAGCCGACAGTTGAGCAAGTTAAGGGTCAAATAGACAGTCACGAAGCTATTTGCGCGGAACGCTGGGGTGAAACCCTGTTTCGCCTGAAGCGTTTAGAGGCTGGTGCTTTTCTTGCTATGTCGGCGGCTATGAGCCTATTGATAGCCATTCTTTTTGCAGTCTTAGACAGCTAGGACAATCATGTGGAGCCAGTCACAACAGTCCTTACAGGTCTTGCTCTAGCAAAGCAGGGCATTGAGTTCATCAAGAGCAATCTTGATACGCTCAACGATGCAAAGGCGATTGGCGAACAGCTCTCTAACATCTTTACAGGTCATCAGCAGTTCAATAAGAAACGCTTTGGCGGCGGCCTTAAAGACGTTGCCATAGAGATGATAGAGTTCAAGCAACAAGAAGAACAACTCTATGAGCTGAAGATCATGCTGGATAATCGGTTTGGTCACGGCTTTTATGAGACTATCCAGAAAGAATATCAGCGCAGACTGAAAGAAGAAAAAGAACAAGCGGCGCGTGATCGTGTCAGAAAACGCAAGCAAATTGAGCAAGTATTAATCTGGGGATTAGTGATTGCAGCCTTTGGGATAGCAGGGGTAATATTGTTCTTTATCATTCAAAACCTGAGGGGGTAGTTTGTCTGATAAGGCGTTTGAGGTATCCATAGGCAGGTCTGGTGAGCTTATTGCTGCTGGTATCCTGGAGACATTCGGATACCGCACTGTTCTCTGCCAGCAAAGAAACTTTGATCTTTTATTAATGAAAGACGACACGCATTATTATCGTGTTGAGGTCAAGTCCTGCTCCAAAGAGAGTAGAACATATCAATCTCAGTCAAGCCGCTATGAGTTCTCCACCTGCACAGGATCTGCCTCCAAGAAGCCTCTGGATGCCGATAAGGTTGATCTGCTAGTTCTAGTGGCATTAGACATCAGAAGGTGCTATTTTGTTCCTGTCTGCGATCACAGGTCTGTTCGTAAGAACATATCGCGCAGCACTATTATGGAAGTTGATGAAGAGCGTCAGTTATCTGAGGCAATAGAGAGAATAGAGGAATACAAATGTGGCAAGCACTGATCGGCCCAGTCGCCAACATAGCTGGCACTTGGCTTGAAGGAAAACAGAAGAAGGCAGAAGCAAAGGCAAAGTTAGAGGTTGCTAAGGTTGAAGCCACAGTCAAGAAGGTAGAGCAGGATGGCGATTGGGAAGCTCAGGCTATGTCTGCATCTGACAATAGCTGGAAGGATGAGGCTTGGACGCTGTGCTTTATTGCTTTAATCTTGGCATCATTCATACCGCCATTACAGCCCTATATGCAGGCAGGTTTTGATTTCCTGCGCACTGCACCTGAATGGCTACAGTGGGGCATCCTTGCAAGCATAGCTGCATCGTTTGGTATCAAGTCTATTAGTCAGTTCAAGAAATGAAACTAAGCAGAAATTTCTCTCTTAATGAGCTAACAAAGAGTCAGATGGCTATTCGCCATCAGATAGACAATACACCTACAGACATCCATGTAGAGGCTCTGGAGGCTCTCTGTAAGGCTATCCTACAGCCTGTCAGGGATCATTTTGATATCCCATTTACTCCGTCATCTGGTTATCGCTCTTTGGCTTTGTGTGAGGCTGTTGGGTCAAAAAAGAGTAGCCAACACGCTAAGGGTGAGGCTGCTGATTTTGAATTACCTGGTATTGATAACTATGATCTAGCTTGTTGGATCAAAGATAATCTTACTTTCGATCAGCTCATCCTTGAGTACTACAAGTCTGGCGATCCGTCATCTGGCTGGGTGCATTGTTCCTATAGAGACAAGGGGCAGAATAGACATGAGTGCCTGACATATAATGGCAAGCAATATAAGGCTGGGTTGATAAAGTAAGGGGGCTAATACAGGCCGCGCCCCCTTACCATCCATGACCAGCTAGAGAGAGTTGCGGCCTGATCTTGCATCCTCAAGCGACTGTAGCACCTGAGAAATAATACTGTGACTGTCACGAAGGCTTTGCAGAATCTTATCGCTCTTGCTGACCCCTGCCAGTCCTGCGGCTGTTTCATTCATCTCAGCCATCTTATCTGCTAGTTTTGCTATTGCGATGCTGTGTTCCATCGCAGCTTGTTCATATCTATCATCCATCTCCATCTCCTATAGAATGAAATCGTTAGGCGTTACTGCGCCATCAGTCTCTTTAAATATCTTTCTTGCAATATCTGGATGTGGGATCCTGTTTCCATTTCGATACATCGTTACGGCGGTGCGACTGCAATCAATGCGTTTAGCCATCTGACTGTCAGTCATGTCCCTATCGCGCATCCACTCTTCTAATTTCATGATAACCTCCCTATGCGTCAACAGTATCATCGGCCCCAACTAAAGTAAAGCGTGTTCTGTTATCTCCGTAACGCTGGATGCAACGCTCTAATGCTCTGCTGGCTTTGATCTTGTCTTTATAGACACATCCTTCATGTGGCTCTGCAAGCCACTTGTAATTGCGACTATAGAAATACTCTGGCATCTCCCCATCGCGGGTACGCACTATGTAATACCCCTTAATCATCTTTCCCCCCTATCTTTAGCAATCCGCGCTCACTCACTATGGTAGCCGCTTGGCGCACAAAGTTTAGTAGCTGTGCATCATTGATGACTACAGCGTGGTAGACGTTATCATCTCCGCGCCAACATAGCTCCGCTGCCCATTCCTTCTCTGGAGCTGGGCGAATATAGAAAAGGTTTTTAGTATCTTCTGTCACTGTCTCTCTCCACAATAGCTCTTATTAACTCTGCCTTCAGGTTGATCCAATCCGCTGCAAGCTCTCTTGCACCATATGGATCATATAGCTTTCTATTCTCAATGTGCTTCTCAATGACCTCATTGATCCTATCAAGACCTTCAGTAGTTGCAGGCATCTTCACACTCCTCCATATCGGCTTCATAGTCGATATAGCCCGATCCACAGCATAGATCACATTCATAAATTCGGTTGCCACCAGGTGTAAACATCGCTGGATCGTAAAGGCTGCATAATTCAGGCTCTCCCAATACATATCCACCCCCTTTGCACTCTGGACAGTCAACCACCTCAATCTCTAATCGTTCATTAGAGTTCATCAAAACTCGGTATCTTTTCATCGTTCTTCCTCCTTACTACTTCTTTCAAACAGTCTATCGTATGATGCACAATCTCTTTGTCAATCAGCATCACCCATCCATTGCCGTTGATGTCTATTTGCTTTCCGCATCCTGCACAGGACTCCCATCTGGGTTGAGTCCCAGTGCTTCCCTTGCGGTTCTTTTTCTTAGCTCGCGCCATCCCCAGCTATCACTCGGCACTGATGATATTTCCAGCAGATGTTTTTCTAATGACAGGCACTTTTCGCGCCAGTATAGAAGATAGACTAGGCAGTCTTGCTTGCTCAATTCGTGCAACTGGTTCGGAGCAGTCTCCCTGATCTTCTTCTGCAAGTCGCTTTGCTTTTTCATTTTCTGCTGTAATAATTCTGATTCGCTCATCTTCGATCTCCTGAGATAAGACGATAATAGCCTCACACTTTGACCACAAGCTAGGGTCGCGCCTCATCTTGTCTTTGATTGTCCTAACGCCATGCAGAATGGATGTGTGGTCGCGGCCCATCAACCTGCCGATCTTGGTTAGGGACATCTTTAGCTCTTCTGAGCAGATGTAGCAGACCATATGCCGTGGGGTTATGAGGTTGCCTGTGCGCTTGTTGGATTTAATGTCGTCAACGTCAATATCGAATATCCTGCTGGCAGCGCGTATGACAGAAGAGAAACTATTGCGTTTGATCTCATCATCTCCACACTCAATAAAGTCACGCAGGATTTTGCGGTCACATAACCTAGCTACACGCTTGGCAACGTCATCATCTGTGTAGCTGTCTGGCATCTCAAGCCTTATCAGAACTTGCTTCATCTCTCTCCCTTTCAAACTGCTGTGTCTCCATAGCCATATCCAATGCCTTCTGAGCCAACTTGAATAGCTGGCGGCTGGACATCTTGCGGTCAAAAATATCACCGCCAATGTAAACTCTGAACGCGCCTGGCAGAGGTATCGGCAAGAACTGATCTGGCTCAAACCGCTTATCTACTGGTGCTGTGATTAATTGTGCTTTTGTCAAAACTCTTCTCCCATTACAAAAGTCGCAGGGCGTTTCTATGTAGCTTGCCCCATTTTCTTTATCCCCATCTGGATTGATGTCGATGAGCAAGACACCCTTGCCACCGCATCTACCGCATTTGAAGGCTGTCTCACTCATCTTATTATTCCTTCCTCAAAAGGGGATACTATCGTCAATCGGTTGAGACGATCCACCACCATCGCCTTTGTATGGGTCAGATATTTTACCCTTCAGGCGTGGTGCTTTTGGATTATCGCTTGTCTGCATCCAAAGACCTATGTCAATCTTTTCACCTGCCTTGATGTCACGATGAGCAAAGAAAGATCCTTTAAGGTATGGGGCTTTGCCCCCATCCTCATACTTTTCATTGTTCCAGAGGCTAATCTGGCCTTTGTTGTCGTATTGCTGAGTCATGGTCATTATCCTTTCAGTTCAGCTTTTTTGGTTGAGAACATAGACAGAGCTTGCTGTCTTTGTTCGTTGTTCATAGCCTCAATTTCACCCTTGACCTCAAGGTAAAGGTTATTCAGACCTTCAATATCAGAGACAGAGGCTATTCTGTCTTTGAGGCCAGAATTGGTTGCCCCAGCATCAGGCTTGGGAGGAGCCGCCTGAGCTGGGGGCTTTGCCAGCAGGTCAACAGATGGGGAGACTTTGACCTGAGCTGGCTTATAGGTTGCGGCATTGCCATCATCATCCTCAGATGGAATCCCAAGGATTGCTTGCAAGCCATAGCGTTTCGCGTAAGAGATGCCACTGCCCATTTTTTGCGCATCGGTATCGTCTTTTGTTTTGATTGGTGTGCGCGATGTGCGTGTCTCTCCGCTTGGCGCGTGAATGATGACTGTGCGCACATACTGCACGACTGATCCGTCAACAACCTCAAAGTCGATCTCTTGCGTGAAGCAGATGCCGAACTGTTGCGCTTGGCTGGCGGCCTGAATGACAGACTCCAGCGTGGCATAGTTGCTGCGGAAATGTGGGTTCTTTCCGTCTTTCTTGGCTGAGACTTGCAAACCTTGGAAGGCAAGCAAGGCTTCGTTCAATGTCTTTGTCATATGAATAGCTCCTCTACGTTTGGTTCTTTGACAATTTCAGTGAAATATCTGATTGAGTTTGAATATTTAAAAGCCCTCAAGCCCTGTCCGTCATTGGCATCGGCCCAGCAAATCTCTTTAAACTGACAATAATTGCACCCAGTTGCCAGCTTCATGTTGCCTGACTGTCCATCAGGCACAGGCTCATAGCAACGCTCTGGCGGCGTGGGCTTCTTGACCATTGATTTGAGGTGAGAGATACGCTTGGGTGCATCTATCATGTGGCGTGGATACAGAAAGCAAAGGGCCATCTCACAGGATGATTTGTCGATTGCTAAGAAGGCAACCTCCTCATCTTTCTTTGCCGTGGCATATGCGCTGATTTGGGCTTGGTATCCGAATGGATCATCTGCAATCAATGCCTCTGCTCCGTCCTTGAACTTCTTGAAGCCGAATGATGAAGCTGTCTTGATGTCAACTAGGGTTCCATCAATGCGGCAGTCTTGGTGTCCCTTGATGCCTTCAATCTCAACTTGACCTTGCTGGTCTGTGACCTCATGCCCAGCAACCTTTGCCAAGCAGATGACCATAGCCTCCATGAGATGTCCCATCAGGAACTTCATACGGGTCTGTCCGTCCAGCTTCTCTTGCTGCTCAAGGTTCATTGAATACCAGATTTGTCGGTCTGGCTTGCCGATCATGCTCATGCGCAAATTCTGTTTGCGATCAGGCGATCCCTCTTGCAGGATTGTCTGCATGGCAAACCGCATCTCATTGGCAAAAATATCGACAGCCTGGTCGACTGTCTCATCTGTGATGTCAACGCCCTGTTCAAGCATCGCATGGATGTCATCAATCAGGGTGACAATCATTTTGGGTTGCTCCATCTCCGTTCTCCTCTGACATTAAAATAACGTGTTCACAAACAGTGTCAATACCTTTTTCGTATTGCAATAAAAAAAATATGCTATACACTCAACGAATATTAACCAAGGAGAGCAACTCAATGACATTGAAAGAATGGATGCAAGAACAACAACTTAGCCAGCAGAAACTGGCAGAGATGTTGGGTGTGACCCAACCAACTATTGCCAGGTGGGTAAACACAATTCAATTTCCTGATCCCATTAACATCATTAAAATTCGCACAGTGACTGGCGGCAAAGTAACTGCTGACAGCTTAGTCGATCAGTGGGTGTCGTGATGGTGAACAGCAGAAACAAAGGTGCAAGTTTTGAGCGCAGCATCATTAAGAGTTTGCGGATGGATTTAGGTGATGTTGTCGATGCCGAATCCCTAAAGCGGAACTTAACGCAATATCAGAAGAAAGATGAAACCGACATCATTGTGGGTGAATTGTTTGCGGTGGAGTGCAAGAGATATGCAAGCGGCAACTGGTATCAGCAGGCGTGGCTGGATCAATGCTACAAATCTGCAGCCTTACTCAACATGATCCCAGTGTTGGTCTGGAAGTTTGACAGGCAGGCAGTCAGGGTGACGATGCCTCTCTATGCTGTCGGCAGAGAGTTCGCTCTGTCAAATGATGAGTATGATTTCCCAAGAGGCGGCAATGCTGTCCTGCCAGTGACGATGGACTGGGAGACTGCCATGATGATTGTTAGGGAGTGGTTATAACATTTGTTATAACGTGGAGGGCGTATGAAAGTATTAGATTTATTTAGTGGAATAGGGGGTTTCAGTGTCGGATTGGAAAGAGCAGGATTTGAAACAGTCGCATTTTGCGAAATCGAAGATTATCCAAGAGCAGTCCTTAGAAAGCATTGGCCTGACACGCCAATCTACAATGACATCAGAGAGCTTACAGGAGAGCAACTCAGAGCAGATGGAATTGTTCCAGACGTTATCTGTGGAGGCTACCCCTGCCAGCCATTCTCAGTCGCAGGCAAGCAAAAAGCAGAAGACGATCCAAGACATCTCTGGCCTGAAATGTTTAGACTCATATGTGAGTGCAGGCCACGATGGATCATTTGCGAAAATGTTAGTGGACACATTAAACTCGGTCTGGACTCCGTATTGTCTGAGCTGGAAGGTGAAGGCTACACCTGCTGGACGTTTGTTATTGGCGCGGTCAGTGTCGGTGCGCCGCACAGAAGAGACAGGCTCTGGATTGTGGCCCACGCCAACGGCGATGACAGGTGGAACGGGCGTAGCTCCCAGTCACAAGAATGGGAAACACGGCTGGAACATTGGGGCAGCGGTCAACGACAGCCTGTCGGAGAAACCGACAAGGCTATGGCCTACGCCGACAGCAAGGGACTGGAAGGACAGTGGGCCGAACACGAATTACGAAAAGGCCAAGAAAAAGAGCAGACTGGCGGGTCATGCTGGTGGGCAGTTGAACCCGATGTGGGTAGAGTGGTTGATGGGCTTCCCCATAGATCACACAGAATTAAAGCACTGGGAAATGCGGTCGTCCCGCAAATCCCAGAAATGATCGGTCACACGATCATGCGCTATGAGGCTGAGAGATGGCAGACATAATAGATTTTGAGTCGGTCAAGAGAGCTAGAGCAGATGAGGCCTTGGAGGTCGGCAAGGGTGCATATCAGTCTGTCTTAGTGCTGGGCTGGGACTTGAACGATGACTTGCTGGTGATCTGGGGCGGTGAGATGAGCGACCCAGACATTGTTTTTTTACTTGAGCTGGTCAAGCTCAATATCTTGCAGGGGGATTTATGATGACTAAGATTTTTGAGACTGAGGCTGATTTGGACAACGAACAGAAGGTCGCAGCGATATTGGAGGTCTTGTGGGGGTGTGAGTTTAAGAAGCTGGACAGGCGTTATCATGTTGACTTTATGATCTGTCGCGAAGGTGAGGGTGTTGCTTGGGCTGAGATCAAATGCAGAAACCAAGCCAGCACAGACTGGCCTACAATCATTTTGGAGCTGGACAAGTGCATGAAACTGAGCCAGCTTGAGCATGAGACAGCCTTGCCTAGCCT